ACTAGGCACACCTGTTATACGCAACGAATAACGCCTATATCTTGAAGCGTTTGCGGTTGCGTGAGGTATGCTCGGATCATAGGATATGCTGTCGCCTGCTTTCCACTGTTGAACGTTCCTGTTGCCCCAAAGTATGAATTGTCCGGGTTCCCAATCCTGTAAATGTATTATGATACGTTGTAATTTTTTTATTCCATATCCGCTTGGATGTCCGTCCATTGTGTCCACGTGATAAGGTTCAAAATTGCCCACATTTTTCTCCATTATTATTGGTTGCACTTCGTCTTCCCACTCGAACCAATCTACTATCTTTGTGAGCGTGGGGTGTTTTTCCGGTTTGACCACTTCCTTGAATCCAACGTGATCCATGCCTCTCACTTCCATTTCGTGTAACCACCATGCCGCGTGTAGCACAGCGATATCGTTTGGATGTATATTTCTTGACTTTTCTCTAACGAACGGAAATATTTCTTTAGTGATATCAGTCTTCCATCTGAATGATAATCCTGTCTGAATGTGATCATTGTCGGAGTCATCACGCCATTTGTCAAAGTGGTATGGACTTTTGCTATCTAGGTAATGATTCCAACTCGGATAGTCGAAACATTCGTGTTCTACTGCCAAATGATGTCCTTTGGGTAATTTTGGTATCTCGTGAACGAATTTTTTTCCTGACATCTAATCTTTTTTTAGAAGTTTTTTCATTAATTCATTACCATCAGAGATCACAAAACCTTCAGATTCCTCAACTGCTGGACCATCCTTGGTGCTTTGATCTAGTTTCTGTTTCTTTAGTTGCAGTTCAATCATCTTGAGTTTTTTATCAATTTTGCCACTTTTTGCATCTATGGCGTTCCTTAAAAAGTTTCCTGCAACTTCAAATATCCTGCCCGAGTATCTTGAATCAACGTTCATCCCCAGGTCCATTAGGTTCTTGTAACTTTCTTCAGCCTCCACAGCAAGTTTGTCTAATTCTAGATCAGACAGTTCGCCTAACCCTTTTACTTGGGGCAGTGCGGCCGCTACTTTGTCGAATTCCTTGTAACTTTTCTCTAGGTTTGCCTTTGTTTGTGGATCTAAATTTTTATTACTTGCGATGCCGTTGGCCTCTTTGATGGCCTTGTCCTTTTCTTTCTTGTCCACTTCCTTGAAGGCTTCTTTAACATTTGGTAAATTTAAAATATCTTCTAGTTTTTTTGTCATATTTTTATTTACTTACGTTTGCCGTTGTGGAACAACTGTTCTTCTGAAACTACCCTGAAGTGTATCCTTCTTTGCTTTGCATAGGCAGACGCCGCTTCCCATTTGGCGGTGTTTATTACAACTTGTTTCTTCTTTGCTAGACTTCTACCTGCTTTTTCCATTGTGGTTTGTGCCATTGGTTTGACCTCTATCATCTCTGCGTGTTTCTTGCCATTCTTATCAACATATACTATGAAGAAGTCTGGCACGTACACAGTATACTTGCCTGTGAAAGGATGTCGATAGGGAATCTTAATTGATTCGCTGGCCCATTGGTACACGTTCGGATGTTCGTCACAAAGTCGCATAAAGGCGTGTTCCCAACTACTCCTATAGGTGGGAGTTTTTGTGCCAACATATTTTTCACTGTTCTTTGGGGAAAATTTACCTTTGGCAAATCTTGGTATCATTGTGTTATTCCTCCCACGATATGTACTCTATCTTCGTTTTGTCTCGAACCATTCAATGCTGTGTGCATTTTGGTGGTGTCAACTACATAATAATTACCATCTGCAGGTAAGTGTCTAAGTTGTCTGTCTTCGACAATAAAACTGCTTTTGTTTGTAATGACCGGTATGTGTATCCTTTGTGTGAAATCACAATGGTATGTGTAGCACTCTCTGGGTTTTAGGATCATGATTCTTGTCCTAAACATTTTCAGTTCTGACATTATTGAATTGATATATGGTATGTCGAATATAGGAACAACGAAATCTGTTTCATTGTATTTAGATTTAAGTTTGTTCATGGATCCCACACTCAGGAATGGATCAAGATTGTCTTTTGTGCCTTGTAGGCCCAGTTGTTTTATACCATCCATGCTGGGTAAGGTCTGCAATTCTTTTTTTATTTTTTCTAAATCTAAGGGCATGTTGTAATATCTTTTATGCGGTGTTTCTGGTTCAGCACCCAATCCACTACCGAAACACAGTAGTCGATGCTCATTTTGTCTGCCTTAACTGACGCGACTCTCGGAGAATCAAAATAACCAAACCTTATTATAGATGTATCTGCTCCTTGATAGAATAGTTGTTCATTTGCTTTGTCTAGGGCAGACTTTTCCACTTGGTATGGATGTGGTTTGTGTTTGTTTTGGTCTGGACTGTTTGATCCAATGTTGATTATTTTTTTTTTCATCTCCGCCGCCTTATATAGTAAATGCACTTGATCAAATCCGTTGTGTTTGCAGTTGATAAAAATGTCGCAATCTTCTAATTTTTCTACTGACCCGTATTTTTTGTGAAGTGCTTGTCCCAGGCCACGCCTTATGCCTGTGATATAAAATTTTTTTTTCATAGGTTAATCTATGATATTTCGAGAAACCGTTTCTTTGGTTGTCAGTGTTTGCCTTACTCCTAACCTACTGGACTTGTACCTGTTGGCATTGAGTATGATTGTCATTAGCTCGGACAGTTGCACCGGATCGGCGTAGGTCAATTTGTCCAGTAATTCTTGTGGATTGATGTTGTCAATTTTGGCCTGCACCAGCACCACGTATGCAGTGCTTTCGGCAGAGACCCTAGTGAACCCTCTTTTCACAAAGAACGCTACTGTGCTGTCATACTCTCCCACATTGAACTGGTAATCAGATTCGTAGGCAGTAGTTGTAAGTTTTTCTATAGTTTTATCCAGGTCATCCTTCTGTTTAGGTGGTAGGTTAGTGTAAAATTCTGTCATTATAACGATGCTTTCTCAGTGGCTATTGCCACGTCCTGTGTTGTACGATTTATCTTAATAAAACCTTCGGTCACAAGTTTTCTAATGTCCGTGATTGCCTTATTCCTGTAGACAGTCTTGACGGCGGCGGAGGCGCCGGAGTACTCGACATCAGATTCTGCCACTGTGAGGTCGTTCCTTGAACCGATGTCTTTGTAATATAGGTAGGACGCTATTTCATCCTTGATTGTTTCATCGTTACTGATTAGATTGAAAGACTCTTCCGCTGTCAGGAAAGTTACTGTGTCCAGAGTCGGTGACGTGATGACTCTAGTGTCGTTTTGTTGCTTTTTGTCGTTAGTGCTCTTTGCCGCGGCCACTACCGCACCTGCCGCCACAACCGCACCAACCGAAAAGGCACCAACAGGATTAGTAATAGTGCCTGCCTGTTTTCCAATTTCTAACACACCCTGTTTCGCGATTCCTTTAAGTTCTTCCTTGACATCTCTCTTCTTGATCTTCTTGGCGTTGTTATATGTGTTTGATGCTGAAAGTATTGCACCTAGAATGTTGCCTGATTGCACATTCCTTATGACGGAACCTATTCCGTCGACTACCCCGCCTGGTCCAAATATACTGTTGGTACCGCCACCTAGAACTGTTAGAGGGGAAGGTTCCTTGTCATAGTGTACGGTGGCAAAACCGGGAACGTTGTTGCTGTTGATCAATCCTGACTTGTATATAACGGTCTCATAGAACACCTGCATGGTGTTTTGCAAAACACCAGCACCGTCGGCCTGGTTTAAGTTGTCATGGCTGAATGATCCTATCACTGGATTCACTAGTGTCATTGATGTGAATCTCTGTTTGTGTAATACAAATATTTCAATACCTTTGAGATAAGGTTTCTTCCTTACAGAGGGTGTGTCCATTCCAAATTTTGATACGTTTTTCTTGTTGATGCCATCGTAGTAGTCGTCCTTGGTGTTGGATATTGCGAGGTCAGAGTTGAGTGCTACCGAATCTGCTATGTGGTATTCGTAATATTTCTTCCAGAACGCATTTACTGTGTCTGCGTGGTCATCGTGAAATGTGATGTTTACTGGTTCGTATTGGATTCTAGTAGCGGTGTACATTTTTTTGTTGTACTGTATTTTCTCTTCTAGGTTCATGCCGTACTTGGGTAGATCGGCACTCTTGACCAACATGTTCAACTCATATCTCTCGTTGGAATTGAAGCCATTAAAGAACAGAGTTTCATCGGTGTTAAACACCACATGGAATAGGAACTTCTGTTTCGGGATCAACTTGAAGTTGTCGTCGAGGTAAAGTCGAGATGCGTGTCTGAAGTCCTTCATGCCAGGAAGACCGTCCTGGAATCCTTGTAAAAAATTATTAATGCTTGGCATATGCGTATTTATGGCCACAAAAAAAGCGCCATATAAAGGCGCTTTTGATGTTTATAATTGCTAACTTAATTCTTATTAACCACCTGTACTTAGAGTACCGATAGTTCTCGCAACTGCTGTTCCGATTCCTGTTCCTGTCGGAGTTTGAATCGCATTGTCGTATCTAATCGACATCGTGATAGTTGCTGGATCTGAAGTTGCGTATGCTAGTGTGTTGTAGTTCACGTTCTCAACATATGCACCGTATAACTCAAATGTTTCTAAAACATTTGGTGCAGTTGCTCCGTTACCACCATCAAGCATTTCAATCCTTGCAGTGAATTTGTAGTCGATACCACTTGCCGCACTTGACTGTTCGAAGAAGTCGAACTGTTTCTGGATCTGCTCACCAACCAGTTTAGTCACTGAGTTGTTTACGTCATCTCTTAGGTTGATTGTGATCGGATCCCAAGTGTGTTTGCCCGCAACGTATACTTTAGAGTTGTACACATCTAGTGTCACGTTGTCGAAAGTAAGGTTTGGTCTTGTGATGTCTATTACTTGTTTTGTTAATTCTGATCTCGGTGTTGATACTCCAAAATTCTCCAGGATCGCTCTGAAACGATATTGTAGTTTTGGCATCAACAAGCCTTGTGATGCTGAACTTTGATCGTTTGCTAAAGGTACTGTAAATTTTGATAAAGTTGATATTGCCATCTGTTTCTCCTATTTATCCAAAATTAGTTCCCCAATTTTGCTATTTCTCCTGTGTTTTTGATTCTCAACGGTATGTAGATGAATTCCACTGATTTCACAGGTTCAATCGCTATGTCTACATAAAGTTCGTTTCTGTCAATTCTAGTTGCTGTGTTGTTAGTGTCATCACAAACTACTAGGAAGTCATACAACGCTCTCTGACCAACAAGCTCTAACAAGAATGATTCGATCGCTTGTTTGATCTCATTCCTTGTCAGTTCGTCATTTGGTTCAAAGATGAATGGTTTAGCAATAGTATCTAATTGTGTTCTTAGATACACTGCCAATCTCGATACGTTGATTCTGTCTAACGCCGAACTTGCCGTTGTCTTGGTCAAGTTACCGAAGTTCACAATTCCAGCACCTGAGAAG